GGAGGGTGGGGGGTAGGGAGCTAACGTGGAGGCAGGTGATCCGCCGCGAAGCAAATAAGCTTAAAAAGTGTATCTGCGAGGACGCGCCTTATGAAGGTTTTAGGTGGGAGTGAAATCGCATTTTAATAAAGCGTTTTTTAAGATTTTAAAATGCTTGAAATTTAGGGCTTTGCGTATTTATATGTAGCTAGAATTTAGTCAAATTTAAGGCGAGTAAATATAGACTTCTTGCACCAAAAGGTCTATAATATCAGCTTTTTGGTGCTATTAGAATTTACTCCGTTGGAGTTTGAAACAAAACGATGATAGTGCATTTTTTGGCATATTAAATATTAGAATTTACTCCGTTGGAGTTTGAAACCTAGCAAACTCAGATAGGCATAATGGTAACTGGGGTATTAGAATTTACTCCGTTGGAGTTTGAAACAAATATCTTTTTTCAGTAGAGCAAGACAGCGAAATATTAGAATTTACTCCGTTGGAGTTTGAAACAAGACGATGAAAAAGAAATATTAGAATTATTCAAATTAGAATTTACTCCGTTGGAGTTTGAAACACAAATGATCATAGGGCATTGATAGAGTGGAATAAAATTAGAATTTACTCCGTTGGAGTTTGAAACTCTTTAGTGCCTCTGTGTCAAGATCGGATAGTTTATTATTAGAATTTACTCCGTTGGAGTTTGAAACTATTTAATCGTGGCGATCGTAAAATCGCCCAAAAAAGCATTAGAATTTACTCCGTTGGAGTTTGAAACTCGCTTTTGGCATGGCAAAGATTTTAATACTTAGGATTAGAATTTACTCCGTTGGAGTTTGAAACAAAGAGCTAATCGCACAAAGAGAGGAGCTAAGAAAATATTAGAATTTACTCCGTTGGAGTTTGAAACTATGCGTCAATATAATGCAATATTGCAACCTCAAACAGCATTAGAATTTACTCCGTTGGAGTTTGAAACCAACATAGTAAAAAGGCAACACCCAAAGGTGTTATATATTAGAATTTACTCCGTTGGAGTTTGAAACTAACTCTGCCAGCAAGGTGGTATTTTGAAAGTAGCGAATTAGAATTTACTCCGTTGGAGTTTGAAACTTAGATCATTGCAAAACTTTTGAATATCAATAAAATTAGAATTTACTCCGTTGGAGTTTGAAACCAAGACTGGTGCTTCACCAGCTGGACCTATACTTTCAAATTAGAATTTACTCCGTTGGAGTTTGAAACTTCGTAATTGTTTGTAGTTGTGTTTTGATTTCATCGATTAGAATTTACTCCGTTGGAGTTTGAAACAAGAGAAAGAGCGGCTACTTATTTCTAGTGAGCCGCCATTAGAATTTACTCCGTTGGAGTTTGAAACCTAAAATTGGTTTTTCTGTTGTGTTTTCGTAGTTAATTAGAATTTACTCCGTTGGAGTTTGAAACTCATAGCATCTAGCCTGTAATACTCTTGTGTTGCTTATTAGAATTTACTCCGTTGGAGTTTGAAACGTGATAGTGTAATAGCCCTAGAGCGTAACCAACAAGCATTAGAATTTACTCCGTTGGAGTTTGAAACTTGTAACCCCAAAAAAGAGCTTTGGCTATCAGTTGATTAGAATTTACTCCGTTGGAGTTTGAAACTAGAAATGGCAATATGCACATAAAAATCGATCAAGATTAGAATTTACTCCGTTGGAGTTTGAAACACAGATACATCAAATTTAGTAAGCTCGCTTTGTAATTAGAATTTACTCCGTTGGAGTTTGAAACTTTCAAGCACTCCGCTTGCGTCTTTACGGCTTATCTCAATTAGAATTTACTCCGTTGGAGTTTGAAACACCCTAGTTGATTGTGAAGCCTTTTATGACTTCTACGATTAGAATTTACTCCGTTGGAGTTTGAAACCCAGCAAAAATAAACACGATCAACTACGATGACGATTAGAATTTACTCCGTTGGAGTTTGAAACTGACCCAGCTGGCTCGTTTGTTGCACGGCTCGAAAAGGCTGGACGAACTAAAAAGCTTATTACTCGCCTTTTGTAGGGGATATCCCCTACACCCCTTAAAACATTAAATAATTTGAATTGTGAGAGTTAAAACAGAGTTTATCTCGCTGTCTTGCTCTACTGAAAAAAGATACTTAAGAAGCCAAATATCTTTAAGGATAGGAACGCCGTTTCTTAGCTTCGTGGAAGTTGTTTTGTTGATACCGCTAAGAACTAGAACGTCGCCACGCTTTAAAGAATACGAACTTTTAAGCTCTTTTTTTGAAACAATGGGCGTTAATGATGAACTTTGAGAAAGGATATCTTCAAGGATTAAATGTAAGTCGAAATCGATATGATCGGATAAAATAATAGGCTTTAAGTTAATTTTTAAACCAATGTCTTTATATTCATAGCTATCGGTTTTTTGATAATTAACGTTTGATATATCAGTTTTTGAAACGAGATAAGGGATATTTTGAACGGAACTAAAATAAACTTCTGTGTGATTTTTTGCCGTCAAGACTGGCGAAGATATGATTTTTGTAATGCCGTTTGTATCAAGAAAATTTAGTATGCCAAAAAATGCGCTATCATCGTTTTTAATGACGTTTGAATTAGTAATGTAAGGGGAAGTAATTAAATTTATATAATAGGCTAAATCACCGTGATTAAGTGGCTTAAGTAAGCCTTGTAAATTTGTGCCCAAATCTTTTATATCTTTTAAATTTGTTTCGGTAATTGTAAGCTTAAATGTTACTTGCTCCAAGCTTTTATCTATCTTAGCGATAGCGTCTTTTACCTGGTCAAAAATATAATCATCAGCTCTAAAGAAAACAGAGTTTGAAGCAGTCGCATAGGTAGCATTTAGATCAAACTGACTAAGAATTTTATTGACATCTTCAACAACGTAGTTTTTAAGATCGATACGCCTTAAATCATAATCAGGCAATTTTTGAGAGCTTACATAGTAGAAATTATCTTTTTTATATAAGTATAAATTCTTTGCTTCAAGCATCTTTCTAAACATCGAAATCGTGATTTTTACTTCGTCTTGATAGATAAAGTAGTATTCGCCTTGATGAATGCTCTCATCGGTAACAATAGCTATATTGTTAGCCTTGCTGGTTAAACGCGCGAAATCTAGCAAATCAGTGTAAATTTCAGCAGAAAAAACGCTATTTAATAGCAGGCACGGAAGAATTAGGAATTTGATTAAACTTTTCATCGGAAACACCTTTGTTATTTTTTTGTAAATTTTGGAAAACTGGCTTGTCAAATACATAGTAGTATTTAACAAGCTCGTGAGATTTTGGCTCGAAATAAAAATATAATGGGGTATGCGTTGAAGAAATGTAAGTGATTAATGATAATGGATATAAATGATAATCATCGCTAAAATGGCAATTATTGTTAAGGCAAGTAATATCATAAATGTAAATTTCAGGAAGATCAATGTTATTGTTTTTAGGCTTTTTATCATCAAAGAATAAACTTGAATTTTTAGGTTGCTCGGAAACTGGAGCAGGAATTTTGTTTTCAATAAATGGAACATTATTATCAGGCTTTTCAACTTCAAACATAGACATAACGATAAAATAAAAATAAAGTAAAAGTAAAACAAAAACCAACACAGCCAAAAAGAAATAGAAGCGAACAAATGATTTTTTATTTGAGCTTTGGCCAGAATGATATAAGTCAAAAACTTCTTGAAGAAAAGGGATATTTATAATCTCTAATCTATCTTTTTTAAAAAGCCTATAAGATGCATAAATTTCATAACGAAATTTCTTTGAAAATAATCTTCGTGAGCTATCCGAAGCTCTATAAAATTTCTCTGCGATGCGTTTATATTCGTTATTAACTAAAGTTAAGTCTTGAGTAATGAGATAGATATCTTGATAAAGATGCCTATGATATGTAAGCCACCAAACTAAAATTTCATCTTTTTGATTTTTAAAAAAGTTATGACACTCGTCAAGGACGAACAAACAACCAAACAAATTTAACTCTTTGGCTTTCTCATTTACTTCGTTATCGGTCGCACCAGTCTTATAAAGAGCATATAAATTTCTTAAGCCTAAATAAAATTCATCAAAATCAAACTTCTTAAATTTATCGCATAGCTCAAATTTAAACTCATTAATATTCGTGTAACAAAATGAATAATCTGGCTTTTCTTTAGGTTTAACAAATTTAGTTAAAAATGTTTTCTTTGGCTCAAATAAAAAGAGCTGGTAAATCATATATGCTGCATAATAAGTTTTACCGCTTCCAGGATTACCAATCAAATATGTAATCATTTTTAAGACTTCGCAACAATAAAAGATAAAATTGTTTCTCGAACAAATCTAAAAACTACAATGCCAATCTTTGTAGCATAAATAAGAAAGAAGCTCAAAAAGATAGGTGAAAAGATAGCCATTACATCACAAAAAGCATTCCAAGCACCAAGAGATTTTATAAAAGCCAAAGCAGTAGTTAAAATTTTATCATTACCAGTTGGCAGATTATTAACATAATCAACTACAAAATTAAATTTAGAATATATAAAATTTATAATATAAAGAACAGCAGTTGCGTAAGAAAGGATTAAACCGCCCAAAATAGCATTAATGATAACCATTTTAGAAAAAGTGACAGCACGAAGAGCATAATCAACAATTTTTCCCCATTTAAAGAAACCAAAGAAATTAACAATCATTGCTACAAGCGCAGGCATAGACTACCACCCCATAAACGTTAGAATAAATAATTTAATAGTTACAACCAAAAACAAGATAAAGAAACCCAAGTAAAATAAAATATAAAGAGATGAAGAGACTGGCGAAACAATTTTGCAAAAATCAAAAGTTAAATTCTTAGAAAAATAAGTCATATCAATTTGAAAACTCAAAGGACAAGTTGTAGGCACTGCCCCTTTTTTCAATGACATTAAATTTCCGTCTTTAATCTTTTGCAAAGTATCTGTTAGACTAGCTTTTACGTCATTTACAAAACTAAAACTATCATCAATGGCAGTTTTAAATTGACCTTCAAAAGTATCCGCACTACCTTTTAAACCTTCGTAATCTAAATTAGCAGGTCCAACATTATCATCGCCCTTGCCTTCTTCACCTTTGCCGTCTTGTTTGCCGTCACCTTTACCATCTTCTTTACCATTGCCATTATTTGGATTTGGCTTTGTTTCTACACCAGTCCCACCGCCACCGCTAGAACCATTGCCAGAAGTGCCACCACTATTATTATTTGAAGGGTTGCCACTCTCTCCGCTAGAGTTGTTTGAATTTTCATTATTGTCCTTTTTATCAGGATTTGGATTATCTTTGTCTTTATCGCTTGAATTTGTAGAGTTGTTATCGTTTTTCTTATCTTTATCTTTGTCAAATTTAAAAGATATTTCAGTTTCATCATCACAAAAAGTAGTAGTTAAATTAGGATTTTCAGAATTAAAAGAAAAAACAAACGATGAACGATTAAACGAAGACCCCAAACCAGTACAATAACATTTAGCAATTTCATTTTTAGTTATAGCGCTAGAACAATCAATGCATTTATAATCACTAGTAAAGAATTTATGATTATCTTCATCAGAACAATCAACGACGCAAGAATTTGTATTAACATTCCAAAGCTGACCAGCAGGACAACCATGAACACATTGCATAGTTGCGGTATTAAATTCTTCACCAGCATTACAAACAGTGATATTACGTTTATGAAATTCATAAATTGAAACATAAGTAAAAAATTCAGCATTATGATTATAAGTGCCAGAATATTCATACCTACGAATAAAAGGACCCCAACTACCACCATCAAGAAAATAATTAGTTTTTACATCATTGCTAATATAATAAACATCACCAGTCTGATTATTCCAAAAATAACCACGCAAAGAACCAGCATAAAAATAAGTGTCATAGCTATACACTTCATCAACATATAAATGTTGTGGATCATCAGGACGATCAAAAATAACATATTTATTATTAGCCAAAAATTTAACATTACTTTTTTTTAAATAATTATTTGCAGCTTCAATTTTGAAAAAAAACACAACATCAGAATCAGAAAAAGAAAAAGAGCTTAACAAACTAAGCAGGCAAAGAATTTTTAAAAGAAATTTCATAAGAAATCCTTAAAAAGCCTTTTTTGTAAATAGGACTAAGCCAGCACAGATTGGCAAGGTCAAAATCATAAACCAAACAAATATTGAGAAAAAATAGTCAAAAGCTGGAACACCAATTACACTAAACATTTAAACACCTTTTTTAAATTTTGGATAGGACTATAAAAATAAACATACAAAGCAAGAAACCACATAACGCACCAGTTAGGGACATCAAGAAGTTATATTGCTCGAGCGTTAAATTTAGATAGACTTTATCCATAATATTTATATCCTATACATTACTGACGCACTTCGTTTGTCGGCTTAAAGCTTTGCTTCGCACTCTGCTTTAAGCTATAAATTTAAGGGCTAATTTTTAAAAAGGCTAAGAGCTGAAGATATGGAAAAAACTATCGCAAAGAAAACTATAACAGCACCAAAGAAAGAGTTTAAAAATATACCAAATTTCGTAACGTCTATAAAATCAAAATACATTTTTAACCTTTTTAAAAATTAGCCCCAATTAAGGGGCAACACCATTTCAAAGAGAAAAAGCCTTTTATTTCAAAAGACCAAGACCTTTTTTAACAGCGAAGAATACGCCATAAGCAACAAGAACAGCACCAGCGATACTCATAAACGGACCAACATTAAGATCACCTGTAACAGTGCCGTCAGAAGCCATAGTAATACCAGCAGCTAGAGCATTACTAGAAAGAACACCCATTGCCGCAACACCAGCTAAAACCTTAGATTTAGCAGAAGTAAGAAATTTCATCTGAAATCCTTTTTTAAGAAATTTAGTAGCCTTAACTACTTATATAAGGAAACACACGCTTATATAAATAGTTAAAGGGGCTAAACCCCTTTAATTACTTATTTTCAGTCTTTTTAGCTGGCTTTGTGTCAAATAGGAAGTATTCAACTGGATTTGCTATTGTGATTATTCTTTGATCGTTTGGAAAGCCACCTTCAACCGGTATCTCTTCGCCTTTGCGGAATTTCTCTTTTATGGCACTTGCAACAAGTCCAGCCGTGTTATTGTCAGGGCAGATAATTTTAAAAATGACCTTTTGCTCTACTTCATCGGTAAAGCCAGTCTTTTCATTGACAACGTCATAGATATTTGATGAAGAGATACGCACTGAAGAAGAGTAATCATTACCTTCGAACTTGCCAGAAGCAGAACTTCTTACAAGACCACCTTTTAGAATGTATTTTAAATCATAGTCAGATTTAACGATTTGCATTTTTAACACCTTTTTTAGTTTATTTATTTTTGAAACACCATTTAACATAGCCCCGAAAAGGTGTTTCGTCCAAACGGGGCTAGAATAGTTTTGTGCCATATTCAGGGCAAAATTCAAAAATTTAGATATAATCAAACAATTTTTGAATAATTCTAAAACAACTTTTGAATTATTACAAATAAAATCTTAAAATTAAATAAAATAAATAGAAATATACAAATGGAAAAGAAAGAAATCGCAAAAATCATCAAAAAAGACATAACAACTTTATACAACTGGGAAAAAAGAAACCCTGAATTATACAAGGCAGTTTATGAATATTACAACGGAATACAACTTAAAGACGATGAAAAAGAAATATTAGAATTATTCAAAAAATTGAATGATGCCGAAAAAGAATACTACAAGGCAGAAATAAAAACAAGAATTTTAAAAAAGGAAATTGACAAATGAGAAAATTATTAATTCTTATCATCGCTATAATAAATTTAAATGCTCTTGATAATTTCAGACAGCCGAACATATTAGGAAAATGGCAAATCACAACAGAAAACAACAACAAAATTTTACTAATGGGAAAGATGCGAAATGATTTTATAGTTGATTTTAAATTTGACGGAAGTTTATATGTAGAAAACGAAAATTTTTCTAGCTACCTTTGGGAGAGTGGATTAAACAATACAATAATCACATATAGCAGAAGCGACAAATTTAAAAGTCAAAAATTTTCAGAAAAGAGATTTAAAATAATAGATCAGATAAATAATAATTGCTATCTTGCAAAGATGTATCAAACTAATGATAATATTGTTTTATGCAGATACTTCGAAAAGCCAAAACCCCAACCAATACAGCAAAAAAAGAAGCTAGAAATAATAATGAAATAGATTAAGCATAAACAAGCTTAATATCAAGAGCATTCACAACCTTAAATATACTTTCAAATCTAGGCTTTGAATTCTCTTTAAACATCTTATAAAAGCTTTCTCTATTTAAATTTGCTTTCTTTGCAACGTTTTCAATACCTTTTGACTTTGCTATATAAAATAATGCTCTTTTAAATTCTTCAATATCGCCATCGGCTAAGACTTGATTTAAATACTCTTTTCTTAATTCATCAGTTGTTAAGTAGTCTTCTAAATTAAATTTTGTAAATTCTTCTTTCATCTATAATCCTTTAAAATATCTTTTGCTTTTTTAATATCATCGCTTTGGCTATCTTTATCGCCAGCATTTAACAATATAATTATTTCATCGCCATCAAAGGTAAAAAATATCCTTAACCCACCACGATTGAAAAACCTAAGTTCGTATAAGTCTGTATCAATAAATTTATAATCCCCTAAATGATCTTTTGTTTCTATCTGCTCTAATCTTCTTAATATAGAAACCTTAACAATAGGATTATTTAACTTATGCAACCACTTATCAAATGTCGAACTTTTTAGTACTTTCATAGGGCAAATTTTAACAAATGTAGCTTAATGGCTACTTATAAAAAATAGCGCATAACACTCATAACCCGAAGGTCGGCGGTTCAAATCCGTCCTCCGCAACCAAATACCAAGGACTTTTACCACCTTTTAACTAAAC